CTATTTGATTAATGAGGCAGGTGCAGATGGACTTAATAAAGAAGACAGTTGATGAGTGGCTAAATGACATTAACTATGATGTAGACCCTAGTTATGTACCTAGTGAGTTTGCCTTGGAGTTTGTCAGTTTTATTAAGTTAGTTAATGGAGAGAGAGGAGAAGAGAACAAAACCCCTGTAATTCATTACAAGATGTTAGATAACATCACTGGGAAGAGACAGAATACGGTTAATATGTGCTCACGTGGTTTAGCTAAAACTACGATACTGTCAGAATATTTAATACTATATCTGGCTGTATATGGCTCTATACCTGGGTTTGGAGACGTAGACTACGGTTTATACGTTTCTGACTCAATTGAAAACGGTGTAAAGAAAATGAGACTGCGTTTAGAACGTAGATGTCAGAATAGTGAGTTCTTACTGCAATATATAGATAAATATAAGTTTACTGACATTAGATGGTACTTTAAGAACAATCAAGGCAAAGAATTAGTTGTAACTGGACATGGTGCTAAGACTGGTGTGCGTGGAACAGTAGAATTGAATACTAGACCACAATTAGCGATGTTAGATGATTTACTGTCAGATGATGATGCTAGATCGCCCACAATTATTGAGAGTGTGGAAAATACGGTGTACTCTGCAATTGACTACGCGTTACACCCAGCTAAGCGTAAAGTTATCTGGTCAGGTACGCCCTTTAACGCTAAGGATCCATTGTATAAAGCAGTAGAGTCTGGAGTGTGGTATGTGTCTGTTTATCCAGTATGTGAGAAGTTCCCAGTAAAGAGAAAGGATTTTAAGGGTGCCTGGGAGGACAGATTTAACTATGACTATGTAAATAGCCAATATCTTAAATCTAAAGGTGCAGGAAAACTAGACAGTTTTAATCAGGAGCTAATGCTCAGGATTATGTCTGAGGAAGAACGTCTGATCAAGGATGGTGACCTAACTTGGTATAAGCATGCTAATGTTAAATCTAACATGGGATCTTTTAACTTCTACATTACTACTGACTTTGCTACTTCTGAAAAGGAAAGTGCAGACTTTAGTACGATTAACGTGTGGGCGTATAACAATAATGGTGACTGGCTATGGGTAGATGGGTTTTGTAAACACGCTTTAATGAATGAGTCAATTGATGAGCTGTTTAGATTATGTCAGAAATATAGCCCACAGGAAGTAGGTGTGGAGGTAACAGGGCAACAGGGAGGTTTTATATCATGGATCCAGAATGAGATGATGAATCGTAATATCTATTTCACTCTTGCATCTGGACGTGGGAAGACCTCACCAGGTATACGCCCTAATAAAGATAAGATGAGTAGATTTCAGCAGACCGCAGTACCTCTATTTAAATCTGGAAAGATATGGTTTCCTGAGGAATTAAAAGATTCCGTAGAGTTAGCTGAGATGATGAATGAGATATCTCTAGCAACAATTAAAGGCTTTAAATCTAAACATGATGATCAAATAGATAATATTTCTATGTTAGGTGAATTCAATGCATGGAGACCTAGTGAAGTCTCATCTAAAGAATCTCACGATGGGAGTATGTTATGGGATGACGAGGATCCAGAGCCTGCAGGTGAAAGTTCTTATTTTGTTTAAAAAGGACATTTTAAGAGATAACGTGGTATGATAAGGTAAATAATTATTTATTTGGGGTAGCTGCGTGAAGGTTTATGAATATATGGAATTTCTGGTAAATGGTGAAATACAGCAACTAGCGACTTCAGATGTAGGTGATTTAACCCCAGGTTCTACTACTCCAGTTACTGATGTCCAGACAAAAAATAGAGATAAATTAAGATCATTTATTAATTTAGCTAATATTGAATTACATAAGAAGTTTAATATTCTGCAGAAAGATATGGAATTAGACTTTGCTTTAAATGGTGAAGAATTTAATCTACCTGATGACTTTTTACATGTAATTAGCTGTACGTTCATTGACGGTGAAGAGATTCCCATTAATAATGACAAAATCAAATTAGTAGATAAAGTAGATACAAACGTATCTGTAATGTTTAAAGATCCATCTAAACTAACTATTAAGGGCACTGATAGTAAAGGTAGAAAGGATATGCGTTTGGTATATGCAGCATCGCCTGCATTAGCAAAGAAAATAACGACTAACCTATCATTACCTCAACTTTATACAGAGGCATTAATAAATTATGTAGCTTATAAAACACATGCTATTATTAGTGGTGATATTAAGATGCAGAACAACACTTATTACTTACGCTTTAATGAAAGCTGTAAACAGATAAATATATTAGGACTACTTAATCCAGATAATCTAGATGCTAATAGTAAATTAGAAGATAGTGGGTTTATTTAAAATATTACTGTTATACTAAAGACAAATTTATTGCATGCCACATGCTGAGAATAACCTCCAGAGGAGTTAAATATGGCTTATTACGACACGATTAACCTCGTATCAGGGGACGCTAAACCTGAATTAAATTTCACATTACGTGATTCGAGTACAGCAGCAACGGGAAAAACTCTTGATGAGGATGACGTTACTACCTGGCAAGCCATAGATTTAACAAATCAAATAATCAGAGTACACTTTAGACTACTAGGTAGTAGTAGTGTTTTAGATACACTTGATTGTGGAAAGGTTGCACCATATACAGACGGCAAATGTTTTATGCAATGGAACCTTACAACTTTAGATGTTGATGCTGGTACTTACGAAGGTGAAATCGAATTAGAAGACGCTGCGGGTAAGAAACTAACCATATTTGATAAACTAAAGTTTAAGGTAAGAGAAGGCTTTTAGTAATGCCTATTCGCGCTACAGTTAGCGTTAAAAATATACAGGCCTTAACGTCTGCAGTAAAACCAACAACTTCTATTCTTTTCCAAATAGCGTCAGCTACAGAAATTTGGACAGATCCTGATTCTAAGAATAAACTAGTATATGATGAATTTCCTTTATCAGATATTAAATTTTATGTATTACATAAGAATTTAACAGATACAGCAAATCTTGTAGAATTTGAGAAATGGTCTTTTGAGAAGAATTCTACAGAAGCAATAGCATTAGTTGAGAGTTTTGCCAGAGTTGTGGCATATAGAAGAACATTTAGTGATGCATTTACTCTAGATGACTTAAGTCAGATAGATAAAGACTTCTACGGAAATAAAGGTAACGTTACTTTCATGACCGATATAATCGGTCTAGCTCATGAGAAACTACTTACAGATACATACACAGTTAGTGATGTTTTCAAAAATGTAATCTCGTATATACGTAAGTTCACAGAAACGGTAGCGGTTACAGATCACGCAACACAAAACTTCATTAAGAATATAAATGATGCATTTACTTTAGATGACGCATCATTAATTAATAAAGACTTTACTGGTGATAAAGGTAATATCTTCGGATTTAGTGACTTATTAGGTAATGCTTTTGAAAAGAACCTAACAGACTCTATAACGTACTTAGATAATGTATCTGTCTTACAAACACTTAATAAAACAGATAGTACTGTTCTTTCAGATTCGCATAGAACCACATTAAATAAAGCTATAGCTGATGCCTTCACATTAGATGATTCGGCACTAATCGATAAAGATTACTATGGCAATAAAAATAATATAGTTGGTTTTAGTGATGAACTAAGCTATGAAACTAGTAAAGAAGTTGCTGATGCACTAGCTTTAGTTGATCTAGTAGGTTTCTTATTAAATCATCCAGAAGAAGATGACATAACAGTAAGTGATACACATCTATTGAGTTATAACCTAGGTAGACCGGAGACTTTAACATTTAGTGATAGCTACATACGTAATATCACAAAAGGTCTTAATGACGGGTTTGCTTTAGATGATTCAACACAGATAAATAAAGATACTTCAAATACTAAAGGTAATATATTTAGTATCAGTGAAGTATTTGCAAGAAGTGTAGACTACAAACGTAGCTATTTAGATTCAGTTGGATTTACAGATACTTTCAATAGAGTAGTACAGTTTAATCCTTCATTTAATGACTCTACTACACTTACGGAAATAAAAGATGTAAATCTTAGTAAAAGATTACATGATTCTTTTGATGTATATGATCATCGTGTACTTGTTGGAGCCCTTAATTCTCATACACTAAATACTAGCGCTTTAAATGGTCAAGCTAAGGTGTATCAAGGTTCTAGTAATATTAATCTGACACAAGATACTAATAAAGCTGATGGTTTATCATTTAGTGAAATATCTGTATTACTAAGTAGTAAAGGTATCACTGATAATATTATAACTAATGATCAGCAATATATAGAAATACAAAAAGCATTACAAGACGTTACTACGGTACAAGATAACCTTAGTTCAAACGTCTCTAAAGGGTTTACAGATAGCACTATATTAAATGACGCACTGTACAGGAAGTCTACTAAATCATTAACTGATTCCACTAATATACATGATATACTAGGGGTAACTTTTGATAAGGTAGTAACAGACGGCTTTGCTCTAGATGATAGTGCTTTAGTAAATAAGAATTTCTATGGTAACAAAGGAAACATTGTTGCTATGGGGGATGTGGTAGCAGTTACCAAAGTAGGAAGGAGGCTTTTAAATGGTGCCTCATTTAACAGAACACAATTAAACTAGGAGTTTAGAATGATTAATGATAACTTTGCACTAACAGGTGCATTAACAATTGCAGTAAATAATGAAGTTGTACAAGAAACAGAGAATCTTGTTGTAACAGCAGGTAAGAAGTGGGTAGCTGATAGAATGGCAAATGCTAATACAGTAATGACCCACATGGCTATTGGTACAGGAACTACAGCTGCAGCAGCAGCTAATACGACATTAGGTACGCAATTAGACAGAAATGTGCTTACTACCTCAGGTGGTGTTGTTACAAATAATACGATTAAATATGAATGTACTTGGAATGCAGGCGATGGCACCGGTGCAATTACCGAGGCAGGCATCTTTGATGCAGCGTCAGCAGGTGATATGCTTGCACGCACAGTTTTTGCGGTAGTAAATAAAGGTGCAGATGACTCAATGACGATTACTTGGACTATTACAGTAAGCTAAGACTATGTCAGTCAGGATTAGTAATAATGCCTCTACTACTTTAAATGGGGCAGTATCGTCTTCAGCTACATCAATTGTTGTGAATGATATTTCAAAGTTCCCCACTTTAAGTAGTGGTGAGTACACTTACTTAACATTAGCTAATGCTACTGAGACCAAGATTGAAATTATCAAAGTAACCAGCATTAACACAAGTACCAAGACACTTACAGCTATTAGAGCTCAAGATAATACAGGAGCACAAGCTTTCAGTAGTGGTGATATCTGTGAGTTACGTATGACTGCTGCATTATTAAATGATGCTGCTAGTCGTAATGATGATCCAGCAGGTACAGCAGTTGCTATGGCAATTGCATTAGGATAGGAGAATATAAATGGCAAATACATTTAAACGAC